GCCTGGCCGATCATGCTGCCGATTTGTTCCAGTTCTTCTTTGGTTAAAGGCATGTCGCCCTCCGTTTTGTGGTTTGGTGCAGGCTGTTCCTGCGGTGTGAATAGAGATTTGAATTTGTTGGCGACAACGGCCACCCACGACTCCTGGCGCGCTACTACGGTGCCGGTATCGTCGATCGTTATCTTTCCGCCATCAGCGGAATAACCATAAACCTGCGCATCGCCGCCATTTCGCACGACCACCACCTGCGAGTCAGTGAAGTCAGCAACCCATGCATATTCATCAGTTCCCGGCGCAAACTTCGCCTTGGCTGCGCGATCGAGACGCTGCTCGCGCTCCCGGTAGGATTCGCCAACCAGCGCGCCGGAGTTCGCCTTAAGCGGCTGCGCCAGATCGGCGTTAACCATCAGGCCAACGCCCTGCTCCGGCGTAGCGGCTCCAACTTCGTGCAGCAGGATCGCGTCGTGGTCCATGCCGTGGATATCCGCCACCCACTCTGCACCCGTTGCGCGTTGTTGCTCGTTAGGCTCAAGCTGGTCGAGGAATGCGGCCACGCTGGTATGAATCGGTGGAACGTCTTCACCGCGCTCAATGGCAGCGACACGTTCAAGCAGTTCTTTACCGCCTTCTGACTCACTGGCGCGTGCCACATCAACCCACTTTTCGAGGTAAATGCGATTACCGGACTTCTTAACGTTACGGTTCCACGCGCCGATATGGCCTGCGTTAATCCCCTCTGGGGAGAAAGCGGACACGAACTGACCGTTAACCTGAGGATGCCCAAGCGGTGCCAGGGTACCCTCCAGCCCCTGATAGTGGGCGTCGATTTGTTCTTGCGTGTACAGACCCCCGTTCATGACGACGTTTGCTGGCAGCGTGTAACTCGGCAGCACCAGGTGCTCACGCCCGTTGTATGTTTCGCGCCGGATAGACTGGCTGTTTACCTTCGTGGTGATGTTTACCTGCATAGGCATAGCTATTTCTCCGCCCAGGCGTAACCACGCGCCTGCATCGATTTATATTCCTGTTTGAGTTTCGTGATGGTGTCCGGGTATTCCGGCTTACCGTCCGCATCCACCAGCACCGACTGTTGACTGCACTTGCAGTTGATGGAGTTGCCATCTTTGCTGTACCAGTCACGGACCTCTTCGTTGGTGTAGAGGTGCGCATGGCGCACCGCGTGCGTATGCCGTGTTGTAGGCGACAGCGCCGAGATGTGAACCAGCAGCGTTTTAAGTCCGAAGAGGTCATTCGCCTCCTGGTCTTCATCCCACTTTGCCCGGCGCAGCGCGGTAGTCACTTCGGTTCGCGCGATGCGGTTCGCCCTGCGTTTCTCGATGCCGGTCTGGTCTGTCAGGTTGCGGGCAATGTCCAGCGGATTGAGCCCACGCCCCACCCCATCAGTCAGCACGCGCGCCATGTCGCGCTTAACGCCAGCTGTCAGCCCCTTCATTTCCTCAAACACGCGGGCATGCACCAGCGCCATACGTTGCTGGTACGGGTCGCTTGCGAGAATGGATGCCAGTGACTCACGCCCGGCGGCGTACACCGGGGATTGCTGGCTGAGGTTGTAGAACGACTGCCCGGCTCCCTTCTCCGAAGCCAGATCGATGTACTCGTAAAACCACAGGTCGTAGTCGCCACCTTCGAGCAGCACCTGATCAACCAGGTAACTGGCATCATTCAGAATGATTGAGAGTAACGTTGGGTTTAGCTGGTATTCGTATCTGGCGTTTACTGCGAGGGAGGAAGGTATTTTTTCGAGTGCTGATTTGTACGCTTTGCCAATCTTATTCATCCGCCTGGCGAAGTCTTTCATTGCCCGGCGTTCCAGCGCATCGGCCCCGGTCGGATCCTGATAGTTACGCGGCAGAATCGGCGGCTTCGTCTTCTTCGTCGCCATCCTCTTCTCCTAACGGCTCTTCGTCGTCATTGTCATAACCAGCGGCGGTGCGAATCTCTTCACGACTGAACGCCGGTTCTTCACCGCCGCCCAACATGGCCTGGTTAATCTCGCCCATGGTCTTAGCGTTGGTGAGCTTTTCAGTACCGGTCTGCTCGTTCAGGTCATCCCAGATAACAGCCTTCTGGCTGACTGAGTCGACGATCTGCAGGTTGATAAGCTTGTCGCAGAAGTCTTCTATTTCGAAAGCGAGGTCTACGCGGCGAGACTGACAACGAGCATTAAAGTATTTCTGGTCTTCGGTGCTGGAGCGCTCAGCCTGCTGGTTACCAACCAGGATGCGCGTCGGGATATCAACTCCAGCGGCGGCGGTCTGCAGGTTTACGTTATAGGTCGCTGACGGATCTGCGACAGCAGTTACCAGCGGTGTGACTGTGGCCCCTTGGGTTGTCATCAGAACATCATTGCCGCGGTTCATTTCCCCCGCAACGTCGTTAAACTTATCCTGCAGTTCGTCAATGCTCACGCCATAAAGCGAAGCAAGATTGTTGAAGTCGATTTCCTTCTCAAAGTTGACATTAAGCTGCCGCGCGGCGTTCTTCAGGAATGACTCACCGGATCCACCCTCTACCTTCTCCAGGCTCACGAAGGCGTTATATGCTGGCTCAAGGAAGCCAATAGCATCGTCTGAGTAATCACCAAGGATGAAAACGCGATCGGGGTGGATGTTGACGCGGCGACTTGAACCATTCGGTAACCGTTCGGCGTACTGCCACATCTTCGGCTGTCCGTACGTCTTCGAGTTCAGGCCAGTGTCCCACTCGCTAACCGTGAGCGAACCGGCCCACGCCACTGATATTTTCTGAAGACCTCGCCCTTTGGTTACCGGAAGGTTCCAGTCTTTTTCATCGCGGACGTGCAGAAGGATGCCTGCATAACGACCCACCAGACGGCGGCGATCAGCCTCAGAGAATGAGCGCCAGAACCGGTTTGTGAATACCTGTTTGGACTTTTTCTCCCAAGCGGTTTCTTTGCGCTTTTTGTCTGCCTGATCACCCTCAATGATTTCCGGGTTCGTCTGCCAGCACTTGCCCACCAACTTCTCAACTGCACCGTGAGCGATGCCACCGCGCCGGTACAGGGCATAGAGGTTTTCGTAGGTGACCTGCTCAGGGAAGCCATACTCGCACCATGCTGAATGGCGCTTATTGTCCAGCCCCATTGTTGGCGCCATCAGCCCCATACGGGCACGTGCAAACCTAGCGTCGTTCAACGCATTGTTGACGGCCAACGCATGGTTGACGGCGAGAGTTAATTTGTCAGTCATGGTTTGTCCGTTTGGTTAGCGAAGGCGTTTCGGAATCATCATCCCGGCCATCTGACCTTTGCGCTTAATGTGTCCGTCGAGGCTGTAGCGAATGCCGTCCCAACAGTGCTCATAGCCGTCGGCCAGCTTCGGCAGCACCTCACCGGTGATGCGGTCAGTTTTGTACGACCACATGCGGGCCTCGCGCGCTACGTTCTTACAGCGTGGATGGATAATGATTTCGTCGAAGCCGCGAAGGTGTGCGATCCCGTCCTCAACGCTTCCCTGCCACTTCTCAGCTGCTGAGATGTTGAAGCCCTGACGCTTGAGATAGCTGATTGTCTCGGGGCGTGCAGAGTCGGCCTTGATGGGCCATTCACGCGCACCTGGAATCGTGTCGTACAGCTCTGGCATGTGGTCGAGCTCTGTCTGCTGACCGTATGCCTCGTATTCGATGTACAGCCGGTTGTGCAGGATGAACGAGCGAACCAACGTGTTAGGGTCCTTGGCGAAACCGAAGTCAGCACCGAAGAACAACCGTTCAGCCTCTTTCCATAGGTTTTCCGAGAACTCAGCGATCCGGTATTTTCCAGCCAGCACCTGCTTATCGGAGTTTTCGAGGTAAGCCCCTTCCCACACCCATGCGTATGTTGCAGGGTCAAGGCGGCGCTGATCGTTCTGTCGCTCACCTTCCAGCACGTCAGGGAACCACGGATTATCCGTATAGTTCATCTCAACGGTGACACAGTCCTCGCCAGCCTCTTTACGGAAACGCTTATCCGTGGCGCTGCCGTCGCGCTCCGGGTTCCACGTCACCCAAATCTCTGATCCTTCTTCACGAACTGTTGGGCTCAGCTTCTGCCAGGCTATTTCGCTGACTGATTCAGCCTCATCTACCCAGCACAGCAGGATGCGCGCTTTCGACTTGATGCTGTCGAGGTTATGCCGCAGACCGCAGAACACATAATTAACGCTCTTGTCGATGGTGCGGATGTACTTCTCGCCTATATCAAAGTTCGAAGCCAGCCAGGGAACAGACAGGATCGCCTGTTTCACTTCCTGCATGCTCGACTCTTCCAGCGAGTTCATGAACTCACGCGCGCAGAGCACCACACCGCTTTCACCGTTCATCATCGACTGATACGCCTTTACGGCAGTCATCAGCGCGAATGTGCGCGTCTTGGCGCTGCCACGACCACCATGCGAGCACCGGTAACGCTTATTCACCGCAGTGAACAGTGGCGCAAGCTTGGCTGGGATCGGCAGTTGAACGGCTTCACTCATGCTTTCGGCTCAACGGGGAGTAACTGGATGATGGTCGGCTGCGGAGTCATTGTTCCGTCCGGGCTGGTGTGCTCGACCTTCTGTTTGTTGCTGTATGCGTCGCCGCACTCTTTGGCTGCCTGCTCCATCAGCGAGGCAGCCAGCGCCATATTTCGCATGCTCTCGGCTTTGGTCATCATCCGGTCAAGCGCGCGGAGACGATATGCTTTGTTGGCGATCGGGATGTCGCTTAATTCGGTCTGGAAACGCTTACGGGTTTCGTGGAATAGCTCAACCCACTTCTGCGCCAGCCCCCTGCCGTTTGCTTTCGTCGGGTCGTGGGATTCGACCTGCTGACGAGTGATGCTCAGGCCAAATTCTTTTTTGACCAACTCAACCACCTGGGATGGAGTATCGAAGCAGGCAAGGGACTGAACGATGAAGGCTTTGACCTCACCTTTCAGTGTCGCCATAGATTACCTGCCTGTCATAATCAGTCATATTGTTACGCCAGCTTTAACATGCACGTCCCGCATGATCTGGCTATATCGATGTGAGCCACTTCTGCTGGCGCATTGGCCGCATCAACGAGCTCCTGTACTTCTTTGCTGGCACCGTATCGACGTACGACACCAGCAAATTCTTCGACGTCGTGGCCGCGCAGTGTGAGCACTGGCTGCCCGGTCTCTTTGTTGAACTTAGGCGCGCCGAAATCATCGGTGGCCTGGGCAATGTGGTAAAGCTCATGTTCTACCAGCGCGCAGAACTCGAGGTCACTGCATTGTGAGCAGTAATCGGCCGCCAGCGTGATGATGAACTTCGGGATGCGCCCGAACCATTCATGCATCTGCTGTTCCATTCTTGCCTTCTGCCAGCCACCGGCGCGGAGCATCACCTGTTCTGCCTGGCCGAGGACGTAGCGCCCCTTCTTCGCGAATGAGTCAGACGCCCACATGAAGCAGAGATCAGCCTCTAGCAGGTGTTCGTGGTCAGGGTTATGGATGCTTCCGATATCGCTGAGGATTTGGCGATTTACCCACTCATGCACTTCATTGGCAGGGATCAGTCTGGTGTATGGCTGCCAGTTGTCGGAGGCGATGAAGTTAACTGGCGGATAAGGCCTGCGCTCGTCATCGTTAGCCATGGGTTACTCCGTTGTTTGTTCGGTCTGCTCTTCCGGTACTGGCGTGAACTCCACGCGCTTCACATCGGCCGGAGCAAAATACAGCCACTCGCCCGTCTCAGCCGCCAGCGGCACGAAGCCGTTCACCAATTCAGGCTGGCGTCGTGACATCTTGCCCGTGAAGGTTTCGCCCGTTTGGGTGGTAAGCGTGATTTGGTAGATGTCGGGCATTGGAAACCTCTTATCCGAATATGGGGATATTGCCATTACGATGAGACAACCCATGGTGATGACAATAAAAAAACCGCCCGGAGGCGGCTTTTATTTTTCACTACGTGATTTTTCAAGTTCATACAAGCCATGCCCATCACCCGCATCAAGCAATGCGTAGAACTGTGGATCTTTTAAACGTTCGAGTGTGTTTGACATATCCTGCATCTCTTCTCGTAGTTGGCTTATTTGTTCTGAGAGTTCTTTGTTTTCATCATTGAGTTCAGCCATTTCTGCCTGTAGTTGCAAGAGACTTTTGTTTGTTGCTGGGAACCTATTTATCTCGTGCCAGATAGCTATAGCCAATGCCAATACCGCAATCATTAAAACAGTCATGTTGACCCCTACTGATTTGTTAGTCAGGGCATTCTACTCAATTTTCAACAGTTCGAGACAACTGATTAACCCTCACTATAGGTTGGTATCATTTGTCTAACAGTGTTGGACAAGCTGAATAAAAGACCACTATAGAAGCAGGATTCACCTGCCTCGTTTTTTCTATAGGAGGTAACATGTCACGAAACCAATTTTTTGAACTCGCAAAAGCCTACGCCGACAGCATCAATGCGATCATTTCTCTGATTTGCCTGCTGATTGCAAAGCACTGCGACGTTCTTCAATACTTCTAATCCCCGCCTTATCCAGATTGCACTGCCCCAGCGCCGTATAGAGCTGAGCGTTTAACTCCAGACTTGCCTGCCACGTGAACGGAACCACCATTCCGGGGATCGGAGTGTCTGCGGTAAGGTCAGCGCTTATCGGCACCACCGGGGCCGGTACGTAAACTTTCTGCGTATTCCCGCAAGCTGTCAGCAGCGGCAGAAGGAACAAGCTGGTTAGCGCACGGATCGCCTTCAAGCGCCTTCCTGATGTAGACAATGCGCGTTTCGCCTTTATGGGCCAGTTCGTTCTTTGCATTCTGGGTAGCCTGTGAGATGTCACGGATGAGGTTCATCGTGGTGATCACGTTGCTGGTGATCGCCTCTGATGTGTCTGCCCGGACCGTCGCCTTGTCGCGCTGGTCTTTGTAGGTTATGGCGTTGTCACGGTAGTGGTTCACGAAGAACGCCAGCACGCCGATGAAAGCCACCACCAGCAACTGCAGCCAGTAACGTTTTACCAGCGCGCCAATCACAACAAGAACAGAGCGCGCTCCGCCTCACGCCGACGGGTCAGCCCATTCAGGACTTTTCCACCAGCTTTATTCCAGCGCAGGAACTCATCAGCAGCGCCAGCGTAATCCCCGGCGTTGAGTTTTCGCAGAAGGGTCGATGTCGACAAAGACCGGGCGCCGAGGTTATACGTGAAGGACACCAGAGCATCGAATTGTCCTTGAGTCAGACCGACTTTAACCAGGCGGGACACGTCGCTTTCGTAGCTGACCAGTCCGGTTTTCAGCAGTCGCTCCGCAGTTTCCTGCTTAATCGTCATCCCGGC